ATTACGTATCAGAGCATCTCTTGGGAGAAAATCNGANACTTCTCTTGAAGTNGCAGTAAGCATGTCNTTCAGACCATCAGTGTCTGAGACTGTTCTGCCTATCATATCCTCTACCTGTAGTTTAAATGTTTGCATCTTTTTTTTAACAGATTNGGGGCAAACCCTTTATACGATTTGCCCCTAGTTCTGTCAAACTACTAATCAGCCATTATCACTAAGATAGAGCAGTGGTAGCAAACAATGAATCTGTTGCATCATATACATGACATACTGCATGCATATAAGTTCCATCTGAGAAGATCTCAAATTTCTCACCAGATTTTGCTACGTTCTGCTTAATGTTAATATGGTCAGTACTTGAATTGTCAGCGGTCTGCCCGCCACCCCCATCAGCACCCGTGACAATTCCATAATAGAATTCTCCAGATGTGCATGAGATATTGCAGTTCTGATCCATATTTCCACCGTCATCTTCAGTTACTATGACAGTAACTTGCCATCCTGCGTTGCCCGATGCTGCGGGTAATGTAACAGTGGCTGTAGCTCCATCAGGGTTCAAGATATACACTTTTCCGCTATCGGATTGTGTAAGTGTTTTACTTGCCGTGATTTTCTCAACCATTGCACTTGTACCGCCTATGTAAGGTCTTGCCATGTTAAACCCCCTTAATCAGTTATACTGAATAACTTATGAGATTCCAACAGTGTAATACCCACACCTTCATCAGACATGTACTGATCTTTCACACCGTCAAACGCATCATCAGTTTTGATGTTGGTCTGATATACAGGTGGACGATATACAGCGTGGAACAGATTTTCTTCTGAAACCACAACCATATACTTATTGTAAGGCCCACGAAGTACAGGTGTTGGAACCAGCATAAGAACACCGTGAGGTGTTTCAAGCTGACGATAATTAAAGCCCATGGTATTCCGTTCCGTTGGCCCTATATGGATGTTCCATGCAGAGTTGCCAGCGATACCAGAATCACCTTCTATCTTTGACCAGTAACTCATTGCGCCACGACCAGCAAAAGCTATTTTAGAACCAGACTCTGGAACGTACTGGAAAACTTTTTCCATATCGTCCACAAAGCTGTTATAGCTATATGTCGCTTCACTAATTGTGAAGTTGTTCTGATCGTCACCGCTAGTCGCGCCATACCTTCTGATAGCTTCAACTACACCTGTGGTAGTACGTACAGTATTACCAGCAGTATCAGTTGTGCTTCCATCCGCGAAAGTCTCGGAGCCTGCACCGCCTGTACTCAGGTTTGTGCCTGCCCTGGAGCCACCAAACAAGAACGCACGTTCTTTCTGGATCTTATGCTCTTGAGACTTCATTAGACGTAAACGAGCTAGTTCTGAAGATTCGCCGCGAAGAGCAGCAGCTTCTAGAGTACCAGTGATTTGTAGCGAGGTTTTGAAGATCTGAGTGGAGTTATAAACTACATTCAGTTCATCAGACCAAGCTTCGGGAGCGGTTGTACCCTCTCCGTGTGCATTACCGACAACAACGAATACGTCATTATCAGCTACATCTAAAGCATTACTAGCATGATTTAAGTTTTTATACTTAATCGTGTTAGAGTCTGTTATTGATGAAACAACAGCCAACCCTCTAAGGGTATCTTTGTCTTCATTCCATACCTGACATACGAGCCCTAACCAGGAATCATCACAAGAGGATGAAAGTCCTGTAATCCCGTCAACATCCATGGCTCCACTTGCGGAATCACCTGCTGCCAAACTTGCGACATCAGTTGCAGATGAGAATTCCTGTTTTTGCCATGGACTGCGATGCTCGAACATCTTAAATAGTGGATCTGTTGGAGTTCTTTGTTCACGATTGGCCACTACCGTAGTAAAGGGTGCTACATCCGTCCAGAGTTCTTTTACAACCTGTGGACTGATATAGAAATCCCGCCGATCTGTGAATAATACTCCTGAGCCACTAAGGTTCTTTGCCGTTACAGCCATTATTATTATTTCCTTACTGTGCTATGAGAAAGTAGCGAGGCATTGAACATGTCTTCATCCGAAACAGGCGGTGATTGCACTCCAGATTGAGCTACTGCTGTAGTCGGAATCTTGACTGCCTGTGCCTGTTGTGTGAAGTCCTGTNCTCTTTGCTGACTTGCCACCNTCTCAGGTGAAGGAGCGCCTTGAATTTCAAATAGCTTAGCGAGAACATCAAGAGTTACGTTTGAGGGATCTTGCGCCCATCTGATAAACTCAGTAGTTTTGCCGTCATTCCAGCCATACGCATTCTTTGCTTGTACGTAAGCCTGTCCGATCATAGCATCGTTTTGCTGCTCGGCCTGTTTCCTGTCTTGGACAATCTGCCTTGCATGCTCCAGGCGTTTTAAATACTCATAACGCTGGTCTTGATACTTCTCTTTTGNCATTCTGAAATTGAAAGAATCGCTCTCAGGATCATTATACGCATCGACCTCATTATAGGATACGGGTTTTTCTGGTGGCAGGGGCTCCTTCAACAGATCATCCTGTGGCCTAGGTTGTGTTCTGTTGGAGACTGGTGCATTATTTTGCATAGCGTCTACTGCTCTCTTATAAAGATTCAGTTCCTTAGCCATGGATTGTGCATCATTCTTGGCTTTGTCTGCCTGTGATTGCCAGTATGCCATCCTATCAGGGTCGTCTTTTGCAGATTCCTCTTGTTGTCCAGCAACCTCACTGCCCTGCTCGGTTTGGACTTCTTCTGCTATTTCTAGCGGTGCTTGAGTAATTGAAGGCTCGGGTTGTACGGTATCTGCATTAGGACTATCATACATAAATGATCCGTCCAATACTTCCTTAGCTTCAGCATTACTTGTTTCTTGTTCCATTATTCCTCCAATGGTATTATTCCGTTGTTTGTATCTTCAGCAACAACATTCTTAACCTTTTTCAGCTCATCGTCCATTCTGGAAGAGTGTAGCTTGGTCGCTAACTCTGCCCTGGTTGATGACGCATGAAGGTCTGTCTTGAACTTTTCTACCTCGACACGTTGCCTAGCGTGAACTAATTCACGATTGGCTGTCTGCAGGTCGCCCTGCAAATCTTTAATCTGACCTTGCTGGGATTGAACCTGGGATTGTAGTTGAGCTAGTTTAGAGTTTCTATTAACTACATCTTCCACATTCGCAACATCAGTTTGTTTTAGAACTTCAAATTGGTCAATAATACCATTTTTGTAAAGTTCCATGTAATATTCAAATCTTGCATATCTATTGGAGGGCAAAGTTGAGCCAGATACTACAACCACATCATACTTACCAACTGTTATGTCATTTAGTTTCCCAAGAAACTCCCCATTTACTTCATCATAAATAGGTTCATTGATAGTTATTTCTTTTGGTGCGTGATTGGGTTGTAGTAATCTCAGTACTTTCATAGTCGTATATGTAGCCTGTAGATACTGTATTACTATCTTTGCCGTTTGATTGATTGCTTCTTCTATGTCATCTCTCTTTGACTTTATCCTTCTTTGACCATATTCGTCAATTGCAAGTGTTCCCTTATATGTTTGCGGCATATTGGAGGGATCTCCTTGCATTAAGGCATAAATGCCTAAAATTCTTTCTATATCAGCTTTTGCGTCAGATTCATTCTTGTATAGTTCGTTTGGAAGTGGTACTGGGCCAGCTACGATTGGTTGCCCCAGCTCTGGATCAAACTCTATAACAGCCGTACCCGCTCTTCCCCATTCCTCTTCCAGTTGCCTTTTGTTCATTGACCCCCTGGGAATGAGCAATTTTACATTGGTTGAGGAAGATGCATGGGCAATAATCAATGATCTGATCTTATTTATGTACTCTTGGAGTCCTTTAACCATCGTAACGTCACTAATTGGGTAAGGATTGCGATTATGATTGTTCATCATAGTTACAATCGGATAGTCCTCAAGTGGAAGAACATTGATAAACATTAGCTCTCCACCAACAGAAACAACCTGTTTTATCCTATTTAGCTCAAATTGGCTGGATAGGATATCGCCAGTCCCGATAAGATCCTCAAAAGTATATTTCTGNAGAACAGTCGTACTNTCCACCATNACAGTTTCATCAATACCTTCTTCGCCCTGCATCATATGCAGTTCCTGGGTAATAGGATTCTGGACTAAATGGAAGGTATCTCCAAATTCCTCATGGATCTTCTTATACTTCTTGACCTCGGTAGGATCTGTGATGACCCGTTGTTCATTCTTATTATAGATCTTAAAGGCTTCCTGCGCGATATACTGCTCATATTCCTCCTGACTCAATATTTTCTCATCATTGAGCTGGGGATCAAAGGTTCTNTAATGCATAACCTTAATCTTCGTATAACGCTCAATAACTTCTAAGAGCCTTTCGTCCTTAC